TGGCATACCGTCTCACTTCCAAGTCACGCATCGACGAACTGTCAAAACTCTACAACACCGATGTCAAGTACGGCGTCCATGTTAATGCACCAGGGGGAAGCGCCAAGGACGGGCCGTCAGCGGGTGGATGCATCACTGTCATCGTATTTAGTCTGCTGAACAATCGTCCCATCCGTGCGCGCTTCGCCGCCACAGGTGAGATTCAGCTAGATGGTAAAGTCACCGCCATTGGTGGATTGGACCTGAAGATTCTGGGATCTCTGAAGGCGGGCGTCGTCGACTTCTGTTACCCAGTGGAGAACCAACGGGAGTTTGACAAGTTCTTTAAGAAGCATGGAGAGACGGATATGGTCAAGGTCGCGCGGTTCCATGCGGTGGAGACCATTGGCGAACTGATGAATCATATGCTTGAGAATGAGGTATCCAAGTAGTGTAGCAACTCACAATCCATAGTCGCGTTCGTGAAAAAAATATAACCCAGTACTATACTATACCCATGAGCCATGCTGCTACACCAATGCCTGCGCATTCCGCGGGTCTGAAAATACTGCAACCATCGAATATCCTTATTCTGCTCACATTTTACTCGCCCATTCTAGTGGCCGTCGCCGTTCTGTCATGGGGAGTCATCATGCAGAGCGTGAAGGGGTTCGTCTACCTCTTATTCATGTTAGCGATGTCGGTATTGAGAGAGTTCGCTTACGTGGCGTCGGGAAACACCGAAGCTCCAGGCGCGAACGCTGTATGTAATGCAATAAGCTTCAGCAAACATGGTAATAATACGTTCAGTACATTTATGCTGTCATTCACTATTGTGTACTTATGTATGCCGATGTTCATCAATGCTTCCGTCAACTGGATATTCGTGGGAGTATGTATTACAGGGTTCATCACTGATATGGGCGTGCGTTCTGGTGTGACTGGGTGTACATCGTCAATGAGTGCTGTGTTCCTGAATATCGTGGCAGGACTTGTACTGGCGATGGCCATCGTGGGAACCATGACTGCGAACGGTGGCGAGAAGTTCCTGTTCTTCAATGAGATTCAGAGCGATAGTGTAGTGTGTTCGCGTCCGACGAAGCAACAGTTCAAGTGTGCCGTGTACAAGAATGGAGAGTTGTTGTCGGATAATGTTGTGTAAATAGAAACGTAGAGAGAAGACACATGCGCTTGCCGATCAAAAAGGATGGTAGGTTTGAAATACTATAGTAAAACGAATGCAAATCTCAGCATATAAGATGTGTTGAGATTTGATTATAGGATTGGATTGTACTTATCTATTCGATCTATGGTAGTAGTGGTGTTGTCGTAGTACTGCGTGGTGCGAATGCCGCCCTGTTTTCCAGAAGCCATTTTTTAAATTCGCGCATGAGCAGCGTTCGCTGCATGGTGTCGGCGAGCAGTCGCACGTTCCCGCGCACGCCAAACGCCACCGCGAATGTATTATAGACCGCTGCCAGATTTTTCTCTCTGTATTGATCTAAAATCTCAATAGATGGTTCAGTACGTTTCTTGTAGCGGTTCACTGCATTGTGGAACTTATGAATAAATTCGCGCACAACCGCCTTGGACCTTAGATCGGTTCGTTGATTGGTTAGATACGTCTTTGCATGTTGTTGACATTCTGGACAGGGTAGCAGGTTACATATACGCCGAATGTATCCGAACATTTTCGGACCCGTGACAGCAAACTCAGATTCATCCAAGTGCTCAATCATAGTGTGAAATAACGCCCATGTCTGTGGTCCCCATGTATCTGTCATTATTGATTGTCCGTGTACATTAGCCGTATATTATATTAAGACAAATTGCTACATATTAATATATAAGTTTCTTCTTTCTCTCTAATTCGAACAATATACTCTCCATGAACAATATTGATTTCTATGCTGAACTATATAAGAGCGATAGTGAAGACGAATGCGACGGCGTCGCGACAACTCTCGGTGACTGTATGATAACCCATACCCCGATCCAGGGGATTGATTACGTTACCTTAGAGTGCGGACACATGTTCAATTACGATGCGATATTCAACGACATCTACAACCATAAAAAACGATTTCATGCACTGGAGACATCGCGTCTTAAGGAGCAACAGATTCGGTGTCCCTACTGTCGCCATATCCAGAACAAGCTCCTGCCACATTATCCTGGGAAACGAAAGGTGTGTGGTGTGAACAGTCTTGCCGTACAGATCGGAGATCCATCTGTGAATATGCGCGATCCGAAAATGTTCTGGCACAACTATAAAAATTATGCAAAGGGATACTGTTGTTATGATATTGCTAGCGTTGATGGTGTAAAAGAAACATGTTCTATACAATCAGTCACTTGTCCCGACACCATGGTGATATACAACGACATTGATGAACGACCCTACTGCAAAAACCATACCAAGAAACAATTGAGCTTATTTTTCGCCGAGAAGGATGCGATCGTGAAGAAGGAGATAGCGAGCATGAAGAAGGAGGTCGCCGCGATCGCACGCGAGGAGAAGGCGTTGGCCAAGAAGAAAGCAAGTGTTATTGAGAAGCAGGCAACACTCCAAAACACTGCGAGTGAGTTGCGCGAATGGTATCGCGAGAAGATGTTCGCATCACAGGCCAAGAATGCTACAAAGAATGCACCCAAGAACGTGGTCGTATCGTCTTCTATTGATATTTCTGGGGCGAGTACAAGCAGTCCAGAACTACATCAAAAGAAGCCTGTGTCAAGATGTATTGCGATTATGTCGCGACACAAGGTGCGGTGCACAGGCAACTCTACAAGGGGGAGCACGTATTGTGCGCGACATAGTAAGATTCTGGGATGATATAAACATTGTATATATGTATATATAACAGAAGATTGAATACATCATACTACATGGAGACGAAAGAAGAACTCATAAACAGCATCAAGGGGTGGATTTCAATCGACGCCGACATTGCACGACTACAAGCTCAACTGAAGGACAAGCGAGCACTCAAGAAGCAGTTGTCCGAACAACTTGTGACCACAATGAAGACGAATCAGATCGACTGCTTCGATATCAAAGGCGGATCTATATTATATAAACGTAATGTGGTGAAAAAAACACTGACGGGGAAGGCGATGCTACCCCTATTGGAAGCCTATTTCGCTGAAAGTGAAGTAAAACCTGAGGAGCTGACCAAGTACTTGATGGACAATCGCGAAGAGAAGGTGAATGAGACCGTGCGCCGACGCGTTGATAAATAGTTGAACAAGAAGCCAAACAAGTTAGACAAAGTATACCATGTATAATCATATCATGGAGAACGACAATATTCTAGACAATAATCCTGGTACCTACACCGATTCCGAAGAAGATATAGATAACAGCATCTTCCGTATAGCCGAGCTTGTAGATAGCATTTCCTCTGGCGGCGTCGACGCCGTGCGCTACCCCATTGGCGATACCATGTATAAGGACATGCAATATCACTCTCGCCAATACCCCATCGTGAGCTTACATATATGTGCATACCAGCGCCAAGATGACATGCGGAAGCGACCATTCGTTCAGTATTTGCTGCGCCTCGAAGACAGTACTCTCGGATTTTACAATAAACCATTTTTCAATGCACAGGATGGAGACCTATACATGGAGTCCACGAAGATGTTGAAGATCCTCATGGCGCACTATAGGAAGTTCTTGACAAATGATGACATGTTTGAATACACAGGTTTTCACAAGGACGGTAACGACTTCTATGTTTTTTTTGACGTGACGAAAACATGGATCGCTTACCACCTCCTCGGTATGAAGGATCCGTTCTGGACGGTCATGCCTCATGAGATTATCGGCAATGGAACCGTGTGCGGGTATCCCATTAACAGCGTCACTCATGATCTTTTCGTCGCACATCCCGACCTGGTGCATCTAATCGATCGCAAAGACAATCCGTACGTGTTGCCTCGCACGGGCTACTCTCTGGAGTGCATCAAGGATTTGGACCGTGTTCTTATGATCGGTATGATCGCCTCTCCATTGCCTGCTTTAGGAGGAGACTATTTTCAGTTCATGTGGAGCTACGCCGACTGCGTGCGCGGGCGAACGGCTGCCGAACTGAAGGACAAGATCGTCGTTCGGTACTGCCTCATGTGTGACGACCCGATCGACCCACCAGATGATATGGTGTATGAGGGCGATCTTGAGGGTCATGAGGGAACTAGTTATCACGCGACGGACGCGAATGGACGACGCATTTTGGCTGTGAAGTCTTTCTATGCCCAGACGTCTATCACTGCGTATAACGCGATTGTTGAGCCAGTAACTACTGAACTCGATATGGCTGCGGAGCCAAAAACATACGAACCAAAGTTACAACAAGAAGAATCGGTAGAGAGTGTATAATCTTCTGGTGTGTACATGTATACGACGCGTCGGCCAAACACTCATATATGAAACTGAAGCCCATGCAGATATTTACCGTATTTGTGGTCGGTTGCATGATGTTATGGATCGTGTCTAAGATTATGCATTTCTATGCACCCGACGCAAAGGGGACGGGTATCTACTACGCATTCGCGCTGTTTTTGATGTTCTCCATGGGGATACTGGATATGCGTGCACCGACGATCGGTCCCGACCCATAAACTAATCCAGATTCTATGTATATTTCTTGCGACATAATCGTCGCAAGAAATATGTATTATACCGTTACAAAATTAAAATTCGTACGTAAACTCATACCTAATTTGTGAGTGGTCGTGTTCGGGCTGATGGTGTATCGTGTGCGGTGCTTGCAATGGTTGCCATTGAATCACCTGCTTCGACAGCCATTGAATCATCTGCTTCGACAGCCATTGAATCAGCCGTTTTGGCTGCCATTGAATTAGCTTCTTCGACAGCCATTAAGTCAGCTACTTCGACATCCATTAAGTCAGCCGTTTTGGCTGCCATTGAGTCAGCTGCTTCGACAGCTATTGAGGCAGGCGTTTTGGCAACTGAGGCAGAGCGAATCGTCGGATTAGGTTGACTATTGAGGAGATGCTGGGATGCATGCTGTGTCGTGTGATGTTGAACTGATTGTTCATGATTCTCATCGTGACCTATGACAGTGGGATACATCTCTTCCTTTCTGCGAGTTTCTCTCTCTATCTTGCTTCTCAACTCCTCTTCCTCTATCATTCTGGCCCTTGCGGGCGATGTCTCAACCTCATTTGCTTCCTTCACCAACTTCTTGGGGGGTGGTGATATGGTTCTCACAGAAACCAAAGGAATTGGGAGTGACTTTTTGAACGCGGGGAGCGCAACCGTCTGGTTGATCACTTGGCGTGGCTTTTGGAAAGATTCTGGTAAATGTTTTCTCTCGATGACGTGTACGCGCCGTTTGGCAGCGACCAATTGTCTCACTAGTTCAGCCTTAGTCATCTTCTTGATATTACTGATGTCGAATATATCACCTCTTTTCTTGGTATTCTGCTTAGTGGATTTGGACTCCTTTGCTGTTTTTGCATTCGTCTTTGTCTTTGACTTCTGTTTAGTGTGTTTGGACTTCTTTGCTGTTTTTGCCTTCGTCTTGGGCTTCTGCTTAGTATGATGTTTGGACTTCTTTGCTGTTTTTGCCTTCGTCTTCGTCTTGGGCTTCTGCTTAGTATGATGTTTGGACTTCTTTGCTGTTTTTGCCTTCGTCTTCGTCTTGGGCTTCTGCTTAGTATGATGTTTGGACTTCTTTGCTGTTTTTGCCTTCGTCTTCGTC